ACCGTACCAACAGCACTGAGTAGCGTATAGATGGTGTCTTCAATCATATCTTACCTTTTTTGACCCACTTGGCGATCTCTTTTTCAAAGACCTTTTTTGCATCACGTTCAAAACGTTGTTTTACGGCATCGTGGGTACTATCCCATGCCGGACGCATAAAAGGATGTGACCTAATATCACCACCGACAGATTTGCCCCGTTCCGTGCTTTGAAATTTTCCTTTACCGCTCCGGCGGATATTGTGACCAAATTCGATCCACATACCATAGTACCCAGAAAGAGCTTTTCCGTACCTACCCTTTACACGGGGCCCGACAATGACAGTTACGTTTTTAGAGCGTTTCATGTCAATCGGTCCAATGGAATCCCGAAGTGTACCCGGTTTAATCCAACCGTATTTACTTCGATGCGCCCGTTTAGCGACCGGGGCTAACCGTTTGGCTTCATTAACAGCCGGAATAATCGCATATTTAATGAGTTTACGAACAAGTTTAGATTCATAAACCCGTGGCAATTTATCCATGAGTTTAATGAGTTCAGCCCTGTTCGTTAATTCAATAGATATACTACCTACCCCGTGCGTCATGACCGATCTTTTTTAAGCGTTCTTAGAACCAAATACCGTTTGCGGTCAATCTCTTCTATCGCCGTGATATCGTACACATAACCATCGTATACAACCCGCATGGTTTCATCAAGTGAACGGTACCGGACAATAAATTTTACTACTCTTTCAGCGACCTTTTGATCGGCCTCGTAAACTTCTTTTCCGGATTCGTATGCAACTTTAGCCCAAACCGTTGCAAGGGTAGACCATACCGCAATCCTCTGACCAACGGAATCCGCCACCCAGGTACATTGCTCGATCCTAACCCTTCGATCTAAGTCTCCTAATTGCATCTTCTTCCTCTTTACTTAGCCAATCAATCGTAAAATCCTTTTTTGTATAGTGTTCAAACGGCCAGATATTCACCCCGCTTTTGAGGTCTAAGGCTAAAATCTTATCGGACGGATAAATTTTTTGTATAACCCCGTTAGCGGTAAGTAAACAATCTGATGAATAATCTAATCCCTGATTTAAGTCGTCACCCCAAAGTTTTGGAGTAGTTTTCTCTTCAGAGATGATTTCCGCTTGCCCTATGCGATTTAAAAAGTGTCTGGAAATAGTTATCTTTTTTCCCGGAGTAATCACACCAAAAGGCCCAACATGACAATCACGGTATTTAACCGTAACCATGTCACCCATCCTTTCTATCACGTCCCGGCGGATAACGCGTCCGCACCCTATCGCATAACTATTGTCAAAGATCGCTGTTTCTCCGGTCAGCGTGTCAAGTATCCCGCAGCGGTTAAGTCCGGCGGCTTCATCCTCAAATGTGTACGTCCGTAGAAGTTCACCGCTAAGTAGGTCGTCTGATCCAAGCGTAAGAAGGTAATCCCATTTGTACTTTAATGCTTCTTTGAGTCCGAAGTTCCACTTTTCGCCAAGTGGAAGGTTTCGATGCTCAACCGCGATAACATCATACAACCGGCATAAATCCTCAAACCCGCCCGAATGAACGGCCAATGCCGTAAGTTCTACGTTTTCCTCCCGAAGTCGGCATAAACCTCTGAAACAGATCGCCGTAATTTCGGGCCGTTGCCACAAAGCAGTAAGACAAAGAACTTTAGTAGACACGATACATATCCAGTAGTGAGCGTGCTCCGCAAGGGAGTTCGTTCATTTTCTCTTTCGTTACGTCCTGACGGTTTTCGTATAAATGACCGAGTGTCAGATAAATAGCGGCCAAAATAAGTTCAGGGACCGACGAAGCAGCCGTACCAAATCCAGCGTCATAGTTTACTGTGACGGAATTGGCACGGCCACTGATCGAAGGCCAACTTTTTCCTATTGCCAGTGTAATCCGGCAAGGTTCAGAAGCGTAGTCACACAAATACTCGGTCGTGGCAAGAGTTTGTTCAACGTCATCAGCATCGTAATACTTGATTGAATTGATTTTACTCACCGGGGCCGGGTAAACCTCAATTGTCGAATCCTGGTCAGCGTCCGGAAATTCATCCAGCGTCAGTGCCCAAACGGTCTTAATTAGTGAACGTCTGAGGTACTTTTCTGCCGAGATTCGTGAAGCCTTTACAAGCGTGGCGATCAACGTATCCTCGGTTGAATCGTCAACCTTGAGATACAGTTTCGCTTCAGCCGTTGTAATAGGCTCTACCGAGGGTTGTGTGACTATTTTTCTCATTAGGAAGCAGCGTGAACCATGTATTTGATCGGGTGCATACCTGCGTCCAGAAGTTGACCATCAGTCCGGCGAAGCAGAACCATAGCCACCTGATCGAGTTCAGCGTATCTTTCAAGCAGGATCTTGAAACGGTCACCACGAACTTTGCGGATCAGATAGTTTCTGAAGTCTCCGAAAAGAACGGATTTTGCACTTGCACCGATGGAAGCGATATCCTGATTGATCGTATAAGGATAACCAAGGATGGTATCAGGCACACCTGCGGTAATAGTCGGTTGCCACAACGGTTTACTGTCACCGTCAACAATTTTACGCAGATAAGCCAGCGTAGCATCGTTGAACATGAAACGTGCATTCATTCTATAGGCCGGATCAACCGAATGTAACAGGTCAACAAGGTTATTATAAGTGATCGAGGTAGCCCCGACACTCGAGATAGCCGAGTTGGTTGCCCCGGTTACAACCCCTGAAATAGTAGTCGTTCCGGCTCCCGTAGTATAGGCAGCGTTCAAGCCCCGGCCCATACGGATACCGAATAGGTCGGCAAGGATGGTTTCGATGTTGAAATACGAATCCTCCAACAGCTCCTCACTGATCCTGACAAGCCCCGAAGACCATTTATAGGCTTTCAGCGTGATCGGTTCGGCAAAGGTCACATCAACAGCCGAAGTATTCAAATCAGCGGCTTCGCTGACCTGATAGGCCACGTTTGAGGTATCGTTAGTGGCAGGCCAGGGAATATCGTTACCCGAATCGGTTTGAATGATCCTCGACACACCTTCCATGCCGCCCCACATCTTCTCGGCGATTGCGAGTTCGTTTGAAAAACCCGTCGGGATGGTATAGCCGCCCTTGTTGTCAGTTGTGGACTGAGCATTGGTACGGAGTTCCTTAAACGGGTTCATCACCGGGTCTTTCAGGATTCTCATGTCCGGCATCTGGCCGATACCAAAGGCTTTGAAAAGGATCAGTTCACGGAAGGTCTGATTGATCTTCTCCCTTACCTCTTCTTTTGATTTTCCACCGACAACCTCACGGTTTTCCTCGGCTTTTACGGCCTGTGCCTTCAGAATTTCTTCTGCTCTCGCTTCTCGTGCAATGTCACCGTCGATCTCATCGATCTCTTTTCCGATAGCATCAAACGTGGTTCTTTCCCCGGCTGTCAAGCCTCGGTTTTCGGCTTCGAGTTTGTCCCGCAGATCCTTGATCTGCATGGCTTTCGTCGCCCTCTTCTCTTTCAAATCTTTCAAGTTCATAATCTTAGTTTTTGTGTCCGATAAGGCTCGTAGCCTCGTTTATTTCAATTTGTGAAATTCGTTTGTTGATCTCTTCCTGATCTTTTTTGGCTTGCTCTTTTGCCTCTTCAGCTTTCATAAGATCAAGTTCGCTTGTTTGTAAAGCCTCGATGCTTCTTTTTGCAACCGTAGTATCAGGATAAGCCGGGAAAGTAACCGGAGAAACATCATAGATTTTTGCAAAGCGCATAATCCGGCGTTCATAACCCGCTTCGGTTTTGCGCCACTCGTCACCGCCCTCAGCAATCTTAAACGCAAAAGAAGACTGTGTAACGTCACCCCGTTTCATCGAGATAAGCAAATCCTTCCCGTAAGAGGTTCCACCATCCGAATAACGATAACGCAGCGACATCGGGAGCGGTATCACCTCAGCAGTTTTGGCCGTTGTACGCCCAAGAATAAAATCAGGGTTATGGTTTTTCAAAACCCGGACATCGGAAATATCGGCCTCATCAAAAGCGTTAGGCATAATCATTTCCCGGAAACCGCCCAAATCCTCTGACCAACTTTCCATAATCGCAGCGTCACCCTCAACCCAATCCATGCCGTCACGGGTTTCAACCCGAAATTCAGCGTTTAATATCCTTTTTTCAATCCCTCGTTCCATGTCTTTTACGTTTATGAAATTTAACCATCTCAATCCGTTGTCCTTTAGATACCTTTTTGCCTGATCCATAGACCAGACCGAAGGATCAAAGTATATCGTACCTTCATCACTTCGCAGCCCCGGAGCTATCAACAGGCTCAGGGGTGACTTGTGCAATATCGCTTTGTGCTCGTTCAACTGTTTGATAATTAACCGGGACAAAATATTTTTCCCCTCCCGGGTAAGGATTATCGTTTTCTTTTGCTCTAATTTCGTTAGCCGAAAGAGACCCAATTTCCCAACGGGTCTTATAGTACACGGCCCTTGCTTGAGCATCACCCCTCATCAATCCGTCTGCATTGGCTTCGACGAAAATATCCGGCTTCTCACTTTCAAAAATGAGTTTCCGGGTAAACTCTTCCTCCATTCGGATAATCCAAGGCATTAAAGAATACTGTGTAAATTCAATTCCCTGTTGTTCAATATTGTTATTTGTGCTCCTTTCGAGATCTCCGATCATGTGAGGGGGAAGATTATAAAACCGAGCTATCTCATTAACCTGAAAATTTCTCGTCTGGATGAATTGTGCCTGATCCGGAGGGATGGTAATCTTTTCAAGCGTCATGCCTCCCTCGAGAAGTAGAGGTTTATGAGCATTTTCTCCCCCGGAATTTCGCTGCATCAAGACCGTTTGAAGTCTTTTATATTGTATATCGTCAAGATTTCCGGGAATTTGGAAGCCCATCTCTGTGTTGGATCCGTTCTTGAAAAATGTGCTCCCGAAAGACTGGGCTGCCAATCCTAAACCTATGGTATCTCTTGCAACTTCAATAGGACTTTTCCCAGTATATCCATCTAAAGTAAAGCCCATGATATGAATCATGTCACGGGCCGGGATGATCTCGGTTCCATTGATCCGGTAAAACAAAACTCCTTCGATTAAAATGGGTTGAACTAAAGCGGAATGAATCGGGACTAAGGAAACAGGTCTTTCCCTTGTGTCTTTCCTTATGCGCGCGTACCCGTTTCCCCAAAGCAAAGCAAACGATAAAAGGATCTGTTTAAAGGCAAACGGATTCATCCACTCATTTGGAGCCTCATGTATTAGTTTATAGGCAGGATGTTCCGGGAAAATCTCTTTTCCATTTGGTATTCTTTTGAAAACCTGATAAGGTGGTTGTGCCCCACCCGAAGACAAAATATTAACAGCTGACCAGACGGCAGAAAACTTTAGTGAGGTTTCTTCATTGACTTTTATCCCGGCATCGGAATCGTAATTCGTAAGGATTTCATCTAACCAAGACGGCGGGCGTTCCAGATTGCGCTTCTCTAAAGCGGCAATCCGCTCCCGGAGGATTTTAGCCTCCGGTGCGAAAAATGGAAATTTTCCAGTAATCAGCATACCCAAAAGTAATTCCTAAATCTGGAAAAAGTCTGAAATAAAATTAACAAAATAAAAAACCCCGAAGTGATGGGCGCACCGGGGTCTAACCTAAAAACAAACCAATGAAACTTAACCCAAAGATACTCTATTTTGAATATTTCCGTATCATGTCAATAGAAAAACTGTCAAAATCCCGCAAAATCTTACTGTTGGGAATAACACAGTGTCCTCCAATAACCTTATCATCAGCTTTTAAGATCGGTCTTGTAACATGATCCATGCCTAATTTTTGATAGCCTTCATTGTAGTTCCGGTTCCATTCGGCGAAAAAATCAAAGTCAATCCCATTCAGAGTAAGGAATTTCTTTGCATCCCATGTGAAAGCAATGCACATCCCGTAATAAGTAGTGCAAAGGAGTTTCAAAATTTCAGTTATCTTGGTTCCTTCGACCGGGTAGACTTGTAATCCAAGATCGCAAAGGTGAGAAATAGCTTTCGTTGCCGGATGATCGTACCCAACCCACTTTTTGAACGTCATCAGCCCTTCATAAAGGTTCGGATGAACCCCAATGACGGGAGAATGGACTACCTCGATCTTTTCATACCTTATCTTTCCGTCCTCGTTACAAAGATTCCATTGGATCGCATGGGTGATTCCCGGTCTTACAGTAGAATGAATGATAACTACTCTTGCGCCTGAAGACTGAACCTCAAGACAAACCTCACGGGCAAATTCCTCCGAAAAAGGTATGCAAACGTGAAGAATATCGCACTTTTCCGGGCCTTTTGTTTCTTTAAGGTCTTTGTAACCAAACTTTAAGCCTTTATTCTCAAGGCACTTGCCGATAGATTTACCGATTTCGCCGTACCCCAAAATCTTTATCACGGCGTTTTCCGAAGCCATCTCCTTCATTTCGTTGTGTTTTAGTTAATACTTTGTCAATCCAAATGGGTTTCAAAATCGAATAAGCCCGATCCATAACCCTATAATCGCTCTGTTTGTAAGGATCAAACTGAAGTAAAGGGATAAAATTTGAATGAAAGCAAAACCCGATCATCGAAATATCCTTTACCACAGGCCGGCAGCCAAAATTTTTCTCACAAGGGATCACCCGACCGCAAATATCCACCTTCCAATAAACAACTCTCGATAGTTCTGTCAGGTTTCTCGCAATGATCTCTAATGCGTCCGGTGTGGCAAACATATCATCATCGTCAAGGATCATAACCCAACCTTCGGTAACTTCTCCCATTAAACGATTCAGATAAAGATTAACCGGGAAGTGTAACATGGTTGTATAGGCTCCTTTTAGGTAAGTCTTATCAGAATGTAACATCGGATATCTAATAGGATGGTAAAAATCAGCATAAGTGTCTAATCCGTCCACCCCTACGATTATACGATAATCTTGACAGGTCTGTTTTTTTATGCTCTGAACACAATCCCAAAAATATATTGGGCGGTTACTGGTGCGAATCAGGATGTTAATCATAGCTTATAGGTATTATCCGGCGTTGCTGTTTTTCCTTTTGCGCCCCGTATGACATAACCGGCCAGTCGATCCATATTACTCCCAAAGTCAACCGCTATTCCTCCCTGATTTTTGATAGTCATCATAAACGGCTTCCCAATGAATCCAGCCCCAACAAAACAGAGATAACCTGTTAAGTCTTTCTTGGATAAAAACTTCATCACAAAATTGAAATAATCCGGCCAGTAAGGTTTCTGATTCGGATATTTACAGTGCTGTAAAGGTATTTCAACCCTGATAATGTCCTTTAGGTTCTTAAACCGTCCGAAATTGATCGTATGGCCTGAAATATAAAGAAGTTTATCAGCCGACCGGATCAGTTTTTCAGTAATATGGTTTTCATTAAAGTAGGTATGAAAATCCAGCGATACAATAGGTTGCTCTGCGAGACCTTCAAAATAGACCCTTGAATCACCCCAATAACCCGTAGTAAGAGTGGTAATCCCGATCACATCAAGGCCGTGAATCGAATCCTTGACCAGATTTGAGATTGTTCTCCTTGAACGGGACTCAGGAATAAAACCCAAATGCTTAATGTAGCACATTTCGGTAAGATCACAGGGATTAGCGACAGCGTATTCACCATCACCATACCGGGCAACAGCAAACGGGGTCTTTGTCTGGATCGCTCGCAAAATTTTATCTGCCAATTCTTGTTCAGTAATTCGCATATCCATGTTTTTTAAAGATTTGTTCGCAATGTTCTCTTTCTTCAGGACTTAATTCCCCGTCCCCGTATATTCCTTTGTACCAATTCTTCTGAAAGACGCCTTTTTTCATTATATGCCCTATCGAAACAACGAAATTCCCGGCAAGTGCTAAAATGTAAGCCCCGTCACCCTTTGCGTTCTCCCGAAGTTCCCAATCCCAGGGGCTAAGCCCTGGCCAAAGATACTTTTTAAAATAAGAGGTTTTCCAGAGCGAATATTGAAGCGATAGGCGATAATTAGCCATTTGTGGGATCTCTTTTATACTGTAACCGCCAAAATCCCGTATAACTTCGCCTGAATGTATCCCTCCGGTGAGCCAAATCCGGCCAAAATCCGGCATATCCTTGACAGTTTCGAGTATTTTAGCCAGAAATTCAAAGTTAAATTTATTGGTTAAAACTGTGTCATCGTTGCCTAAGATGAAATATTCGTCCTCAAAACTATCAAAAAACGGCCTGATGTCGTTTGAAAAAGTCTTCGGACTCTCGTATTCACCCATAGAAAGAAACTCCCAGTTCCCTAAATCAAAGTCTGGAGGCTTAAATCCAAGCACGGTAACGGGCAAATCAACCCCCCTCAAGTCCATTGTGTATTTATTCGCCTCTAAAAGATTCCTGTGTCCGTCAAATGTCGTTATTATGATCCTCATACATATCCTTTTAAATGACCATACTATCAAATTCCATTTTTTTAGCGCCAACTAATGCACCACTGCCGATAATTGTATTTTTTTGTAAATAGCCGCTTCCAGTATAAATAAGACCATCTTTCGATGAAAATTCAAGTTCGATTAATTCATCATGACCCCAAACTAACATCTTGCTCATTTTTTTTACGAACGAGTCTGCCAATATTACTTTCCAACTTTTAATACAACAGAAAGGCATTGACAGTTCCAGTTCTGAATTTTTATCATTTAGCCTAAGTTTCATTGTTTGATTTTTATGTGATTATTATCTTCATACATATTTAATTTAAAAAGTTCTGATAATCGAGGGTGTGTATACCAGATAATCATGAAATTCTGTTGATATCTGTCAAGTTGTGATTTCCCCCTCCATTCCGGGATGAAGACAATCCGGGAAGTATTACCCTCATAGGCTTCATCCCTGTATTTAGTCAGGAAAAGCGTCTTATAAGGTACATTACAGAAGCGCTTTAATAGATCACAGCGTTCTTTTTCTGGATGAATATTGAACATTTCCGGATCTGACCACAGGAAAACAGGCTCTAATTCTAGACTAGCTTTCAGTCTTTCCCGGTATTTCTGCATCAATAATTTTTCATTGTTCTCATGAATCCAGTGGATTTCAATATCGCCGAGAAACATGACCGGATATATACCTACTTTTCGGTTTAGATTTCTGAAACTCCCGGTATCTCTCTGCCATTTCAAGCAAGTTGACGGCTCGCCAAAGCGAGGTTCTAGAGAAGTATAGTATTTATAGTTCTCGCAAAACCTCACGTATTGCTCATCTTCGGGGAACCATGAAGCGATAAACGGATTCGTGTAGTTAACGAAAAGTTTATGTACTCCGGGGTTAAAAAGCTGATAGACGAACCCGGAAACGCAGGAATTTGAGATTAGAGAATATTGCATTTTTTTAGTTCCATTAAAATTGATTCAACCTCAATACCATTTCTTAAAATCCTTGATCTGCGAAGTTCTAAAAACCCAACCTTTTTATATAACCCAATCCCTCGCTCATTAGTTTCCAAGACCTCTAATAAGACAGCCTGTAAATCGTATAGCTTAAAAATATAAGGCAGAAACTCGCAATAACTTTCAAAACCAAACCCCTTACCCCGATAGTCTTTATGAAGATCAGCCCCGATAAACAATACCCGCTTCACATGGTTGCTTGTCCTGAAATACCCGATTCGTTGACCGTCCTTCCAGATGATCCACCAGAGCGGTTTAGTCTTAAACCACTCTTTTGTCTCTTCGAGCGTGAACGTCCGGGGATCATGTAAAAAAGGGGCGCAATCGTTTCGAACTTCGTTCACAAACTCAAGATCTGACTCGGTTATTAGTGTAAATTTCATTACCAACCTTTCTTTATACATTCGACAATATACTCCCGGTCTTCTTTCGTCACCCACCAACCGACCGGGATAGAGATCAGGTGAGGACAAATCTTATCTAAGGTAGGGAGAATCGTTTTAAACTCCCGGACGCAGGAATGAATATCGTTTCTTTCGTGTACCTGACTGACCATAATTCCACAGGTTTTCATGTAATCCATGAAGTCCTGTCTTCGTTCGACCAAAAAAGAGTAAATCCAGAAAGCAGAATCCATCCGGGGGTCACGGTCTAAAAGAGTAACCCCGTCAACTCCTTTTAGAGCCTCGTCATAATACCGACCGTTGTCCTTGTGGGTTTCGATAACTTTGTCAACTTCCTTTAGGTTCTCAATTCCAATCGATGCGTTCACGTCGTTCATGTGAAACTTAAAGCCCCATTCAGGAATGTCCATTTCGCAGCGAAAGTCTTTTTTGTTGGTTTCCCGGTTAATGCCGTACCATCTTAAAAGTTTACCCCGGCTATAAAGTTCTTCGTGAGGCAAAACAAGTGCCCCGCCGTCAACCGTTGTTAAATGTTTGATAGCCTGAAAAGAAAAAGTACAGATATTCCCATGACTTCCCAAAGGCTGACCCCTGAAAGTGCTACCAAAAGCATGAGCGCAATCCTCGATAACAGCAGGCTTAAACCCAAAATTCTGAAACGCCTGATTTTGGATCTCTTTTACCCTATCAAGATCAACCGGATAACCGCCCCAATGAACCAACATGATAGCCTTAGTCTTTGGAGTAATTTTTCTTGCAAGATCGTCAAGATCCATTGTCAGGTTTTCGCTTATGTCAACCCATTTTATTTTTAGGTTATTGGCTAAGATCGGCCAGTTCGAAGCCGTACAAGTGAGTGGCGTTGCAAGCACTTCGTCACCGTCTTGTATGCCCGGCCAATTTTTGCAAGGCTTTTTAAGTAAATGTAAAGCCAAATGCTCGGCTGAGGTCGCTGCATTTACAGTCAGGGTATAGTCGTTTTTAAACCTCTCTTTGAGTAACTTTTCAAACTCTTCGACCTTTTGGCCTTGTCCGATATAACCGGAATCCAGTACCGAAGCTGCGACATCCTTTGCGGTCGGGGACATGAAGACCTTAAATAGTTGGATTGGTAGTTTCATGGTTTCTCGTCTTTTAACCAGTCTTCTAATAAGGTACTATCGGATTTGCAAACCCACGTCAAAGCAGAAAGCATCCCGGTTATTGTTATAATGATGGGATGAGCATAGGTCAATTCCTTAATCTTTTCATTTCTGATTTTAGTCAGCCTTTCGATCATGTCGATAGTCTGCTGAAAAGTTTTCGACTTCATTGTCATAACAGTTTTAGTATTTCATCGTAAGTATGTACGTTGATAATCTCCGACCCTCCCAAGTGGTGATAATAGGCAAAATCCCCGGTCATGTTTTCCCTGGGGTAAATCCGATCTCCTACCTGTTGAGGATTGGTATAGATAATGTTTCTCCCTCCAAAGAAAGAGGCTAAGATACAACCGCCCCCGTTCATCGTAAGAAAAAGTTTGCAGTTCGCAAAAGCCATCAGCTGTGCCAGATTGAAACTCTCTTTCAGGTCGTGAATAATTGTCACGTTACGAAACTCCCGACACAAGGGGTAATCGTTAAACGGAATCGAAGGAGCATTGTCGTATAAATCAGGCAACCCGTCCACGTTGATATACAGTATCCGGCCACGGAAAGTTTTGAAAATATACCGCAGTAACTCCAAAGAAAAGAAGTTAATCGGCCTATTTAGTTCGGGTACTCCCGGCCATTCATTGTTATGCCGATTATAGATCACAAGGTCAAAATGATATTTGTCATTAGCGTACTTTTCCCGGTATGGAGGAGGTGAAAACTTTTCAAGGTCTAAAGTAGGTTTATGAATCCAAGCATTAGGCGTGGTCATTTTCTGGACGTTGTACCAACTCCGGGGCTCCGGGTTAATCTCATGCCGTGGTGAAAAATAGTAAAGCGGTTCGCTTCCCTTTCCGGAGATCGTACCTTCGAGTTCGCCGTGTTCATAGAGCCAATAGGCGTAAGGAACGACAGAGATCATCTCGTAACCAAATTCCGTATTGAAGCTATTTACTATCATTTCTCTTTTTTAACCATTGTGAAACACTCGACCTAAAGCAATCGTAATTCTTAAACCTTCGTTTCCCGAAGTAAGCCTGAAAAAATACCTCTGTACTTTCATATGCTTCTTCGTTTGACTTCGAGTAAGCAAA